AGGTCATCCATAATTTTAGATTTTATTTGCAATGCCTGCAAAATATCTTTATCTCGATCACCCTCAACTGGACTTAATAATTTTGTTTGATACTCAAAAAACGTTTGTTCATTAGAAACAATCATAGACCATATTCTATTGTTTTGTTTTCTTAAAAACTCATCAACCATGTCAACCAACTTACTTGATAAAAAGAAAAACATGTCATGTAATTTATCGTTGTCTTTTACAAGATCATATCCAGAAAGTATTGCTGCTTGTTCTTTTCTAATCTTAAGATCAGGAAACTGTTCTTTCATTGGTGTATTTTGATCATACATATAAAGCACATATGCAATCATCTGATCTTCAGCAGATTGAAAACTGCTAAACATTTTCATTTTTGGATACTTCTTTTTTAATGATCCCTTTACCTTAAAAGGATTAAATATCATTTTTTTAAAGTCTTCTGTATTGAAGATTTCAGTTAAAGACATACTGTTGGTTTTTGGTAAAAATAAAACATAATCCTGGGTCAGTTATTAAAATTCATACTTGACTTTTAAGACAGTAGATCGGGTATAAAATTATTAGGCCCTATCTACTAACATAATTTATATTTACCCTTTAATTAATTGTTATGGCACTATATCAGGGTAAGAACGTTACGCTTAATAAAGTTATGAAGTCAGAACGTGCAGCAAAAAAAAGTAAGGTTTATGTAAAGAAGCCTAACGGAAAAGTTACTGTAGTTCACTTTGGGGATCCTAACATGAAAATTAAAAAAAACATCCCTAGTAGAAGAAAATCTTTTAGGGCTAGACATAAATGCGATAATCCGGGTCCAAGATGGAAAGCAAGATATTGGGCCTGCAAAACCTGGTAACCCCATTATGAACATGCAAGACTTAAAATTATACCTTATTAACGCAGGGACGTTTACAATCTCAATGACACAAATAGACACCGTACTTAAAATATCACTTCTGGTTATTTCAATTGGATATACCGCACAGCGTTGGTATTATTTAAGACAAGAAAATAAAAATAAAGACAATGGATAAAATAGAAAAACTTAGGTTAAAAGTTGAATACTACAAAAAAGCAGGTAAACTCCAACAAGCGTATAATCTTGAAAAAAAGATAAAGCAATTATTGGCTAAAGCGGAATATAAAGAAAAAAGAGGTAAGACTGGTGTTGGTAAAATAATCAAAAAAGTTAAAGACAAAGTTGTCGAAACTGCTGAGAAGGTAAATGATGAACTTCCTAAGGTAACAATTAAGATTAAGAAGAAGGATAAAAAGAAATAATAATGGCAGGTAGAGATTACAAAGCGGAATATAAAAAGTTTCAATCTTCTCCTGCTATGATAAGATATAGAGCACTTCTTAATAAATACAATCGTAAAAGAGGTACATATGGAAACGGTGATGGTTTAGATGCATCTCATGAAAATGGGAATATAGTTGGTTTTGAAGACCAATCAGTAAATAGAGGTAGAAGAGAAAAAAGTAGAATTAAAAAAACTAAAAAATCATAATTATGGCATATTCAAAGATCAAAAAGATGTGTAAGTGTGGAAAGCCTTACAGTAAGTGTAAAAAATGTAAGAAGTAAGTTATGGCAATAGAAACACCAGATAGCACAAAAACACCTAAACAAATTAGGAAGAAAAAACGACTAGACAGACGTAATACTGCTGCTAAAAAACGTGCGGAAAGATTAAAAATTAAAAATGACCCTGAAAATAAATCTAGCACATACAATACATCTACATTAGATCCTAACGCAAGTGTAAACTACAATGCCATGAATGAGGCAATGTTTAAATAAATATTATGGAAGACGAAGAAATTATTGACCCAAGGCAAAAAGTAATAAATGATAGAAAAGCAAAAATAGCGGCTATTCTAGAAAAAAGAAAAAAGGCTTCTGCAAATAGAGAGACTGCTTTATCTGAAAGAGAAAAGGCTGTTTTGGCTAAAAAAGAACTTTTAAAAAAGAAAAGGGCTGAAAGAGAGCAACAAATAGCAGACTTCAAGGCTAAAAGAGATGCTGAAATTAAAGCAAAAAGAGACGCAAGAGAGAGTGAAATTCAAAAAAAGAAAGATTTTGAAGCAGAAGGCAGACAACTTGCTTCTGATTTTGATAAGGAAGAGGCGATTAGAAGAGCGGGAGAGATTGCGAAAAAAGCAGAAGATGATAATTATGACTGGAATTATATAGGTGGTGATGAAAACACTGCAAATAAAAGACAGAGAATTGAAATTATCGAAGGAGAAAAAGAAGTAGAAGAAATAATAAAAAAGAAAAGATTAGAGCCTGGTCATAAGCCTACTGGAGTTAGTTGGCAGTCAGCGTGGGATAAATTACCTGATGGTAAGAAAAGAGAATTTGGATCTATAGAAAACTTTAAAAGAGAAGGAACTAAATTTAATGAAGGTAAAAAACCTATAGAAGTTGTTTCTGAAGAAAAAATTATTAAAAAAGTTCCTACTAAAGAAGAAAAAATTATCACTCAAACTAGAGAAGATTGGATTAAAACACAGCATTGGGCTGAAGGGTTACCTAAAGGTTTAATTTCTTCACTAGCAATTAGTATGAGAAAAAGAGGTAATGACATGACTCCTAAAGAATTATATGAAATATTTAAATCACAAACATCTGAAAAAGAGTCCGCTGAATGGGCTAGAAAAAATGGATATGGTTATTTATTAGGTGGCGGAGGAAGAAGAGGGTCAAGTACATCAAGAGGTAAAACAAACTTTAACTAATGCCTACAGATTTAAAACAACAAGTAGAAGAATTAGAAATTTTAAAATCTATGACTTCTGATTTTGGAGAGCAAATGGAAATTGCTGACAAGATTCATAATTTGAAAATGAAAATTAATGGAGTTAAGCCAACAGATTCGTATATTGAGTGTGTTGGGTGTGGCTCATAAATAATTAACTATGGGTAAAGAGATGATTAAACGTGCGGATGGTAGTTATTCTCAAAGAGGCCTTTGGGATAATATAAGAGCAGCAAAAGGCTCAGGGAAAAAACCATCTAAACAAATGATTAAGCAAATTAAGAAAATCAAAAAACAAAAATAATATGTCAGCAGGGGAGAATCAACCATTTATACTTAGTGATCAAAACGCAGTAGACGTTCTAGCAATTAGAAAGGTTGAACTCTTACTTGATGTATTAGCAGCATTAGAAAATGCTAACTCACCAGATCTTTATGGTGTGAAGATGTCTGTAGTAGACAAAATTGAACGAGCAGTACAAAATTTATAACATTTTATCCCAATGAATTTGAAGTACTTTTATCGCAGGGTGGTATGGCTGATCTATCTTCAATTTTAAGATATAATCTCCTAATAAAGTTTTAGGCAATTTGGTCGCTGCTAAGTGATTCATATATTCTTTTGACTTTTTCATAATGCATGGTCTTTAGCATTTTTTTAAACTTTTTCTTATCTCCAAAATATGAATGGCACTCTCTACACAAAGCCATTAAATTTTCTGGACTATCTTTTTCTGATGAACCACCCATACCTCTAGGTTCTATATGATGAATATCAACTGCTGTAGTGTCACATACCTCACAACCAATCCAATCACCGGGTTCGTGCATAAATGATTCGTGATATAATTTAACGTGTTTTTTCATTTCGGGGGTCTATTTTCGCTACTCGTTTTTCAAAAATTTTTATTTGGGGGTAGTTTGATTTGGGGTGTCATATCTAAACCTACGTTTATCAACCTTAAACTCATAATATTTATTTCGCTCGTTTATTGTAACAACATCCCAATCCTTTATATCCTTCTTTTTAAAGTTTAATAACACATATCTTTGACCAGATAAGAATAAAACAAACAATACATAGTCCACATCTAATTTCTCAATAGTAAACATATTAACCTTCAGAGATCTCTCACACCCCTTAACATCAATCTTTTTTTCATTTACAATTAAATCAGCATCAGAAACCCCTTTTTCTTTTACAAAGGCTGAGGTAGTATAATTAGTCCCTTTTAAATCAAAGTGGTGCCTAACTAATAGTTCTGCTAATATTCCCTTAAAATCTGTATAGAATTCGTTGTCTACCGGCTCGTCAAATAGAATAGGATTCTTGTATTTGTAACTCCTAGACTTCCAGTATAATTTTTTGTAGTGGTCACGATTGGCCATGACTCGTGTGTCGACATATAATCTCGCATGATCAAAAATACATCTTGGTATGTTATACGGTCCCTCCAATCAACTTTCCTAATAAATCGTCCTGTTTCATCACATAATATTCAACACCCTCGATTTTGTTTAGAAAAGAATTTCTCTCATGAAATCTAACCTTATCCCCACTAATCAAACCCAGTTCATCTTTATTCTTTAGCGGAGTACTTATATGCCTTACATATCCCTCTTCTTCACTCTTCTTTGGTACACCTACATAAATAGATCCTACCTTTTCCTCAATGATATCAGGTTCCACTAGTACATGATTGGAAATAGCAGCAAGGCTTCCGCTCCTCACAAAACAAAAGCACTCCTCTAAATCGACAAGGTAGACATCCCTTTCCCCTGTTACAAGATTTTCTTTATCTACAGTTAGATAATTGAAATAGACTAGGTCGCCTACTTGTAACTCCTGCTTGATCCAATCTCCTCTTGTGTTTTTACACCACTCTCCTCTAGGCAAAGCCACGACCTCTCCACATATCGTAACGTGATGTTCTGGATTCCAGGAAACGTCTATATACAGTTTTTCTCCAGAAGAAAACTCAACCTCATCGTTGTATTTCTTTGAAACCTTAACTGCTATTCGTTGTCCAATCATATTCATGAAATGCAATTTAAAAAAATGAACGATTGTTCACATGCAAATAATTAACAAGTTCTTAACAACAATATTAACTGCTAGACATTATGGCTATCTTGGCTAGACAAATTGGCTACCCCTCTATATATATAGTATAATATATAATATATATAATATATAATACTAGTATATTATATTAAACCAATATACTACATTTTTGATCACCCCGAATCATTTTAAAAGGTTCTAAGATGGTCTAAAAAATGGTCCGGCATAACACCATTAAAAATTAAATAAAGTTTCTTATATTTGCTCAGAACGTCATTGTAGATGTTTTTGTGTGGCAACACCTAGTATATGGGCCAACCGATCGAAATGGGAAACTGGAAATGAGGAACTGGGTACCCTGTGAAATCGGCATTTATATTCGAAAACAGTCCACTTAGGACTTGGACAAACCCACCCATACACCTGATAACCAGTCGTTTACATTTCATCTACTACGATTTTTGCATCCGGTAGTCATTTTTTGTACCGGATCTTACACAAAAAGGGAAACGTTCACCCAAACAGGAAAATATTTTGCCCTCGTTATACAAACGATGCAACGTCCTGAAGATTTTGATTACTAACAATTAAAACTAAATAAGACATGACAGAACAAGACGAGAATTTAAGACAAGGAAGAAGCCAACAACAATATGAAGACTCATTCAAGATATTGGAAAAGGTAGGTGATATTAGCCTAGTGATTTTTGTTATTTACATATTGATACGTCCATGGTTGTAGCCAAGAAATTGGTTGAGTTGTTCAGCCATCATCACAGCGTAAATAAATACATCAAGAGTTTAGATCATGAACTACAGTACAGAACAGTTATGATCTTCTTAGCCTGTGCGATCCGAGAGAGTGAGAATAAACAGGAATTTAGTTATTATACTATGCCAGAAGTTATAACCATATGTGAACGTATGGGATGGTTAGCCAATAGATCTAATCAGACACCGATCTATAGAGAACATAAGAAGTTACTCGCATTAGGGTTTGTTGATAGATTAACCAAGAAACAGAAGTTTAAAGGCCAACAGTTTTGTGTTACCGTATATGGACGTATACAGTTAAGACGCATATATAATTACCTTATACGAGATCTTTATATTCCCCTATAGTAATTTGATAAGGTCACCCCAAAATGATCTGATAAGAAAACCCTAAAACCTTTACACATTGTGGATCATATGTAAAGCAAAATGCCTCGTAGTTCAATTGGATAGAACGACAGACTTCTAATCTGTAGGTTGAGAGTTCGAGTCTCTCCGAGGTAACTAAATTACCCCCCAAATACCCCCCAACTTGGACAGTCGTAAAAATTTTTTTTAAATTATTTTCCCTTGATTTTACAGGTTAAAACGCAGATTTCTACGCTTTTTGTGTTTTTAACATTTGGATGTTAAGAAAATATTTCGTTATATTTGTACCATCGTTCAAAACAAATATTAATTTAAACTGAAAATCATGAGAGTACAAATTTCAACTACAGCAACACAAAACGTAAAGTCTAACACTAAAAGACTTTGTTTCCTTAACCTAGAAGACATAAAATTCCAAATGTCTGTTTTAAAACTAGGAATTGATTACCACCAAAAAATGCTTTACAACGCTAGATCTAACAAGGTCTACAATTTTCACAACAGAAAATATGATATGTACAGAAGTGTACATGGTGCATTACAAATGACAGACGTTTTCCAAAGAGAGCAAACAAGAGAATTAATGGAAAGAGAAATCCTTAAATCAATGTAAAGGCAATCTGATGAGATCTTAATGATCGAAACGCTCTCCGGAGCGTCATTGTCAAATCACTAAAAAAATAAACAAAGTGAAAAAATCAAAATTAAAACTAGTACTAATCGCAACAGTAGTTGGAATAGCAATCAGTTTTCTAGGTGCTGCATTAATTCAAGCGATGGATCTTATTGAGAGACAATCTGATCTAATGAATTTAACAAACTTTCAATAATCAATTAATAATTTAAACTGAAACAAAAATGAAAAACTTATCTAAAATTATCGAAGCAACTACACTATCTGTAGTAACTGCATTTGTATTATTTGCAATCACTAACATGATGATCCACTTAGCCGGAATGATTGGCAACGGTGTTGAATTAGTCTACTATGGTATTACTGTCTTGTTCCTATTGTTCTTATCTACTGTAATATCTTTTCTTAACGTAGGTGTGTGGAAGGATGCGGTCACCCCAAAATCATTATAGTCATGGAGAATAACTTTAAACTTAAAGCAGTACGAGTTCCTGACTTTGACATGGTAGGTGACAAAGAATATGGAGATAGACCTTACGGTGTGTGTTTAGATGTGTACGACCAAAATGATGAATTTTTAGAAAGTGGAACAGATTGGTCCTATTTTGAAACTGAAGAAGAAGCCGAAGACTATTGTTTAAAATATAATAAACCTCTGATGAGCCTGTGAGATTCAGGCGAAACGCTCTACGGAGCGTCAGGTATAATTTAATTAAAACTGAAAAAATGAATTTACAACAAATTAAAAACATCTGTACTGATATTAAGTCAGATGATGAATGGGTTTGCGACAGTCACGATAGTGCAGAGCATAAGGGTATTATCTACGGACTAGATCAATTAGTTAAACACTTAGAAGAAGTTAGTCCAAAAGAAACAGATAATAATAAAGATATAGCACTTATAACCTCAATCATAATCAACGAGGATATGTTAGGAGGAACAGTATTTCAAACTTTTGATAAGGCATATGAATTGGCAAAAGCATTTCAAAAGAAATACGCTCATGATTTTAATTGGGAAAATCAAGATTTAGATTTTGATGAAGCAATAGTCCAATTTGTTAACTCTAAAAACATCAACAGTTATGGATGATTACACAGCAATAGGATTAGCAGAGGGATTTGTAGAATGCCACGATGAGCAAGAGATCATCCAAGCATGGCAATACCTCCACACTACAGGCCTTGCCTACAAATTACAGGGATGGTTTGGAAGAACAGCAAAATCATTAATCGATCAAGGAATTATAAAATGAAAGTAAGAATCGACACAAAAAACTGGCTTGGGAACTACGGATCTAGAGTCAAAGAATTTGAGAATCAAAGGCACCTCGATAATTATTTAGCGAAAGCAAATAAAGATCATTCAACATCTAAGATTATCGGAGTGGAAATATTAACTACTAAAAACCAAAGCGATGGCGATAACAAATGAAATATTTGAGTACTACAGATCTCAACAGAGAAAGGTAGCAAAAGCAAAAGATCTTTTAAAAGATGAAGGGTATATAGTTTACCTGAAACCTAAAAGAAAGAAAAAGCAAACTGATGAGCCTGTGTAATTCAGGCGAAACGAGGGAGAAATGTTTTGAACGACTCCATGATTTTTGGCTCCCTCGTCTTTGTAAACTAATTAAAACTGAAACAATGAAAAATAATTTTTGTGACTGCTGTGAGCAGGAGATCGATCAAGATCTAGATTTTTGGTCTTATGATCGTAATGATGAGATCCTATGTGAAGAATGTTATAATCAGGCCATGGATCGCTCTACTGTAATTCAGACATGGTCACCCCAAGATCAGGAGACAAAAAAATATTACTATCCTCATGAAATAGGCAAAGCATTTAATGTTTATTGGGAGGAGATCTACTCAGATGATGACGAATACCATCAGCCTGTCGAAGATTGCAAATGGGTTAATTCATCTGCATGGAGAGGTTATATGGACGTTGAATTCAAGGATGGTTGGAAAGATATCGAAAGCGGATGGGCTACAGGATATTGGGAAGACGTTTCTTGGAAGCATAAATTCAATGATTTAGTTGGCGAGATCATAGGAGAGAATTCAGATTGTCCGGTAATGGTTTCTATTGTTTCAAGTTTAACAAGTAATGTTTTTTCACAAGCCACTTCTATTGTGGTAAGATCAAAAGACGAAGAAACATTTTTGGATTGGCTTGAGAATGAATACGGAATGACTAGAGAACAATTAAAAACATCACTAACATAATGGAAAAACAAGAGGTATTCTATAGTGTGACCAAGGCTGTCATCTATGGACAATTAATGCTAGAAGCATTGGACGAAGTAAAGGAACTTAAAATATTTAAGCAATCTTTAAAATTTAAAGTTAAACAAGCAGAACAAGAACTTGAGAGAGAGTTAGAAAAATATATAAATCTGTTTGCTAAAAATGACGAAGAGTTTTTTATGAATATTCAAAATCATATAGATGCTTTAGTAAGTAAGTTGTCAAGTCTTGGAGTAGAGGAACTTCCATTAGTTAATAAAATTATAGATGAATACCTCAACGACAAAGATCATTGGAAAGAAAATTTAGTAATACAGTTTAATCAAATAAAAAAATAATTATGGCTACTAATATTAAAATGAAAGAATTTCTTAAAGAAAATATTCTTAACACCATTGCTAGAAAATATAAATATTCTCCTGATAGATCGATAGAATACTTGAAAGAGATTAACCGGCAACTTATAGAGGTACAATCTTTAATAAAAGAAACTAAAGACTACATGTATACTGTAAAAGAGATCAAGGAAAAAGAGATCCAAAAAAATATTATTAACTATTCAAAAGAAACAAATGAGTTATCTAAATAAAAAAGATATTGAGTTAATATCTAATATAAAAAGTTTATTCCCTGACGCAGATGATAGATTTATTAATGCAATGTTTCACAATATTAGAGGCAAACAATCTATTTTTTCTGTTGATGATATGAACGATGATTCAATTTCAGATACAAATTATTTTGGTGTGTCAGACTAAATATGTATTTTAGCGATGTCAGACCAACAATTTAAACTGAAAAAAAAAACTATATATATGAACGAGCGTAAAATAAAAGAACTTCAAAAACAGTTTGGCTACGATCTATTACAAAGCCTTATCAATTCCGGAGAGGCTTGGAGAATAGGAGGTAAAGTCACTAAAGACTGCAAGTCAGCATTAAAAAGTGGTGCTTGTTACCTTCCATATCACTCAATAAAAATAAATATTTTTGTTACTGTTCCTTCTAGGTACCAGGTTGGTGCTAAAGAATATGGATCATTACAAAGATCTAAAAAGTATTGGAGCGACTCTTGGAATGTCTCACAAGAAATAGGCAAAAGCGTACTACAAAACATTTAAAAACAAAAACATATTAGTAATCATGTTGCTTGTGTGACAGGAAAACTATACTCAAAAAATCAACCAATGAACAGACTTGAAACCGACATTCAAACAATTGCAACCGCAATAAAACAAATTACAAAAGCAGACCCAATGGCTAACAATAGATTAAGGGAAACGATTGATGCAAGATTTATATTATTTAAAATAGCAAGAGAATTCTTGAACTTATCTTTAACGAAGGTAGGTAAACTTACAAACAAACATCATGCAACAGTATTATACGGTTGTAGAAAGTTTGATGATCTAATTATTACAGATAAATCTTTTAAAAAAAATTACCAATTAGTATTTAAACTTATGCTTGATGTAGAGTTGCAAAGTAAGATTGATACTGATGAATATATTGTTGACTATGTTAGTCTTCATGAAAAATATGATGAACTAACAGAGAAATACAATGGCTTGTTACAAACTGTTGAGGTTTCTGCCAACAACTTAATTAAATCACAATTTAGAAACATACATAATTCTGTTATTGAAAGAATTTTGAATGATTCGAACTGTTCTAATGACTTAAGCAAAACATTGAGACAGGTATTGGTAAATAAACTAAATTAATATTATATTTAAACTAATTCTAAATAATGAAAACTACTAAAATGAAACTGAAACGTCCGAGGACACATAGTTATCTGAAAACTACTGCAAAAGAATTGCTAAACATAAAAGCAATTCCTACTACGGAGGTATGTCAATATGTGTATGGCTGTAAATCTAAAAAGTCAACACTAAATCAAAAGAAAACAGGGTTATCACCACTTCAATTTGAAGAGTCTGCAAAGATCATTGCTTTTTATGAGCAGTTATCTGAGGAGATAGATGACATTATTAACAGTTGAACGATCGTTCAAGTCCCCTAGGGACTGCAACCTTTGGCCTCATACGTTCAGTATGGGGCGATTATTCAAACTGAAAAATAAACCTGATTTGTTTAACAATTAAATCATACTTCTATGAAGAAGAACACATTTTTATATTTACTTACAGATATTATAGATCTCCTAGAAAAAGGAGACATACTTAACTATGGGAAAAGATTTTCTCCGCTGACTATTTCATCCTACAAACAA